GCGCGGGGACAGTCCAAGGGCTGGACGCCGAGGTAGTCACCAACGCCGCCACCGCGGGAAAGGCTATGGCCGAGATGGCCGCTACCTTACCTAACAGCGGAGGCGTTGCCGGCTTCTTTGCCGGAGAGAACGACATGGACGCCTTTGGCGAGCAGCTCATCCCGTTCGGACGGGCGATCAAGGCATTCTCCACTGAGGTGGCAGGCTTGGATGTAGAGGCGGTACAGAACTCCGCCACCGCCGGACAGGCCATGGCGGAACTGGCGAAGACGCTTCCCAACAGCGGGGGCGCGGTAGCCTTCTTTACCGGAGAAAACAATTTGGACACCTTCGGCACACAGCTTGTCTCCTTCGGCACATCTATCAAAGCATATTCACTGGCTGTGGCAGGTCTGGACACGGAAGCGGTCGTCAATTCGGCCACAGCGGGACAGGCGCTGGTGGTGCTGGCGGACACCATACCCAACTGTGGAGGCCTTGTGGCCTTCTTCACAGGGGACAACAATATCGCGGACTTTGGCGATGATTTGGTGCTATTCGGCTTTGATCTGGCGGCTTATGCTGCTGCCATCCGCAGTGTGGAGCCGGATGCAGTGACGGCCTCGGCCAACGCAGCGTCCGCGCTTTCCAGTCTGGCCTCCGGCCTGCCTGATATTTCCCTGTTTGACAAATGGTTTGGCGGAGAGCAGACTTTGGCGGACTTTGGCGATGACATTGCGGCCTTCGGCGAGGATATGGGGTACTACTATTCCCAGATCGCCGGAGCGGACCCGGCAAAGCTGTCCGGAGTCATCGATCAGGTCTGGCGGCTGGTGGAGCTGGCCGAGGGCACACAAAGTCTGGACGCCAGCGGCTTTTATAATTTTAGCAGCGCGCTGAACGCCATGGCGCTGGCCGGTCTGGACAGCTTTACCAAGGCGTTTGCCAACTCCAGTGCGCAAGTCAACAACGCGGTTTCCAGTATGCTGGACTCAATGGCTTCGGCCATTCAGATCCGTATGCCGGTGACCGTGTCTGCTATGGGAACTTTGTCGGACGGGCTGGTCAATGCGGTCCGTATGAAGACCCCGAACATGAACCAAGCGGCCGTATCCATGATTCAAGGGGTTGTGACCACGATCCAGAGCCGTGGAGAAACGGTAAAAGTGACGGTCAACACCCTTCTTATTCGGACATTGGCCGTAATCAACAGCCGGCGGGGGCAGTTTGTCGCGGCCGGCGGAAATGTGACCCAGGGCTTCGCGGACGGTATCCGTGCCAACATTCAAACGGCAGTAAGCGCCGCCGCAGAATTGGCGGATGCGGCTTTGGCCGCGGCAAAGACCCGGCTGGACATCAACTCCCCCTCTGGGGAATTCAAACTGCTGGGCATGTATGTGGATGTTGGGCTGGCCAACGGTATCAAGGAAAACGCCTATACCGCGACAAATGCCGCGGTCTCCATGGCGGCCATCGTGGTCCAAGCATTCAAAGACAAGCTGGATATCCACTCGCCTTCCGGGGTCATGCGGGACGAGGTGGGGCGCTATATCGTCATGGGCATCGCCGAGGGCATCACCAATGACATGAGCGCGGAAGAGGCCGCCGCCAAGAAGGCGCAGAACATCGTAAACGCCTTTAAGACGGAGCTGGACAAATTCGATTTGGACGCGTCCACCGCAGACCTGGAGTATCAGCTGTGGGAGAAGCTGTATGGCGCGACGGCCACGGCCTCGGAAAAGGAAGCTATGGAGATGTCCGTTCTGGCCAACAAGCTTCAGCTTCAGAGCCAGAAGGTGTCATATGCACAGGCAGAATATCAGACGACGCTGGACCAGCTTGGAGCGGCAAGCGAGGACACCCAAGAGGCTTACAACAAGCTGTTGCAGGAGCAGATCGAACTGGCCGAATTGGCGGAGGAACTGAACACGGCCCAGTCGGAAGCGACCCAGCGAAACCGGGAGGCCTTCCAGAAATACGCGGACTATCTGAACGAGAACCAAGAGGCCCTGCTGAACTTCGGGTTCAGTCTAGAGGAGATCAAAGCCGCTGCTCAAAGCAGCACTGGATACGATCCAAACGCCATGACGCAGAACATGAGCGTGGATGTGCAGAAGGTTGTGGCGGACGCTATGAGCAATGTGCAGGTAGCCTATCAGACCAGTGCCGAGGGAACCTTCCGTACGCTGGTGACACAGTCCACTGAAATCGGAACCAGCATGGCCGCCGGCATCGGCACAGGACTTCAAAATGGAGCTCCGCAGGCCGTCCAGGCCGGGGCTACCTCCATGGTGTCCGCCTGCGCCGACAGTATTACCAGCCAGTCCCAGACATGGAACCAGGCGGGAGGCGTGCTGGTGGACAGCTTTATCGCCGGCATCCAGAGCAATGTGGAGCAGGCGGCCCAAGCCGTAGCCAGTCTGGCCGAGAGCGCCTATCAGGCTGCTATCAACGGCATTGTGACTGCATCGGAGACCAATGCGTCGGTTCTTGTCGTCCAATACAGCGAAGCCCTCCGCAATCAGTCGGACGGCTGGGGCGAGATCGGGAACGCACTGGTGGAGGGGGTTGCCAACGGCATCCTCGCCAATCAGGGGAAGGTGACCAACGCAGCGGTATCTCTGGTGTCTGCGGGAGCCAACAGCATCATTGGGCAGAAGCAGCTATGGGTCAACGCCGCATCCGTTCTTGTAGACGGCTTTATTGAGGGCATCCGTTCCAATGTGGAGCGGGCGGCACAGGAAGCGGCGGCCATGGCGATGGCGGCGTACTCGGCAGCAATGAGCGCCATCGGTGGGGGCGCCGGAGGCGGCGTTTCCATCTCAGTGGGTGGAGGAGCCAGCGCGGCAAGCTCCGGCGGCTCGGTCCGAAGGGTGATGAACATGGACGACATGGTGTCCCAGGCCAAGACTGGGGCTGCCATCGCAACGACCGCGGCGCTGAGCCTGTCCCCCATGGGAACCTTGGCCAAAGCGGCCGGGGTAGCGGCGTCCGCCGCGCGCAAGGCGGTATCCACGGGAAGCTCCAAGGAGAGCAGTTCCGGCGGGACCACGGTTCAGAACTTCACCCAGAACAATTATTCCCCTAAATCGCTGGACCGCACTACGCTCTACCGCAACACCAAGAACCTATTCTCTCAACTGAAAGGAGGCTGACCCTGATGATTCAATCCGTCACCGTGACCAACCCCAAGGGGGAGTCCCTGAAGCTCGTCCTGCGGGCCCCCGAGTCATCAGGGCTCATTATTCAGGAAATCTCCGGCCTTGGGCCGAGCAAGGCGAACATTAACTCGACGGAGCTTGCCACTATGGACGGCTCTATCTTTGCCTCGGCCCGGGCCACGGAGCGCAACATCGTACTTACTTTGATTCTGCTGCCTATTCCGAGCATTGAAACGGTGCGGCAGAAGACCTATTCCTTTTTCCCCATCAAGAAAGCGGTGACCCTGCTGGTGGAAACGGACAACCGGCTGGTTGAGACCACGGGTTATGTGGAGTCCAACGAGCCGAACATCTTCTCCCGGCAGGAGTCCACCCAAATCTCGATTATCTGCCCGGACCCGCATTTCTACGAGGCGGCCACCAATGAGATGGCCTTTGTGGGCGTCCAGCCGGCGTTTGAGTTCCCGTTTGAGAACAATTCCCTGACGGAAAATCTTCTGGAATTCGGTGAGATCCGGCTGGACACCCGGGCAGAACTGAGCTACGAAGGGGACGCCGACACCGGCGTTGTCATCAACATTCACTTTAACGGCGCAGCTACCGGGATTACTCTCTACAACACGGTGACCCGGGAGACCATGGAGATCGACACGGACAAAGTGGCGACCATTGCGGGAAACGCTTTGATGCAGGGGGACGACATCATCATCTCCACTGTCAAGGGTGAAAAATCCATGCGGCTGCTGCGCAACGGCGCTTACACTAACATCATCGCCGCATTGAACAAGGACGCGGATTGGTTCCAGCTGAGCAACGGCCGGAACGAGTTCAGCTTTACGGCAGAAACCGGGGAGAAGAACCTTGTGGTGACCTTCAACTACCGGAACGCTTATGGGGGTGTGTGATGTGGAAGCACTGATTTTAGACAAAAGCTACGCCACCACAGCGGTGCTGGATAAATTTGAGTCCTTTATCTGGACGGACCGGTTCCGTGGGTACGGAGACTTTGAAATCTATATGCCGGTGGAGACTGCGGCGCTGGGCTTTCTCAAACAGGACCACTATCTACAAATCCAATCCTCAGACCGGATGATGATTATTGAGGAGCTTCAGACCGACACCAATGCCGAAGAGGGGAACCATCTGACGGTAACGGGTCGGTCACTGGAGTCTATTCTGGAGCGGCGGGTGGTGGCGGCATATACCGTGTTGAGCGGCAATTTTCAAAATGGCGTACAAAAACTGCTCAACGAGAATGCCATCAGCCCCAGCAACTCCAAGCGGAAGATACCGGGGTTGATTTTCCGAGCTTCCACTGATCCGGCTGTCACCGGGTTGACTCTGGATACCCAATTTCTTGGCGAAACGCTGTATGAGGCCATCAACACCCTGTGCGAAGAGAAGGACATCGGATGGCGCGTCCTGCCCTACGGGGACGGCGGGTTTGTCTTTGAACTTTATGCTGGAAAGGATCGCTCCTATGACCAGACAGCTCTTCCACCAGTTGTGTTCTCCCCCAATTTTGAGAACATGCTGTCCAGCAACTATCTGGAAACCAAAAAGTCGCTAAAGACGGCGGCCTTTGTGGGCGGCAGCGGAGAAGGCTCGGAGCGGACCATCACAGAGGTGACGGACGATGACGGCGGCGGAACCGGGCTGGACCGGAGAGAACTTTTTGTTGACGCCGCGGGCGTATCCAAGGAAACCGTCACATCAGAAGAAGGCATGACGGAGGAGGAGATTGCCAGCCAGGAGGCGGCGGCCAACGCAGAATACATCACCCAACTCCAGGCAAAGGGCAAGGAGGCCATGGCGGAAACCAAGGTTACCAAAGCCTTTGAAGGAGAAATCGACGCTACCCGGCAATTTGTCTACGGCAAGGACTTTACCATCGGCGATTTGGTGCAGGTGGTGAACGAATACGGAATGGAGGCCAAATCAAGGGTCTCCGAACTGATCCAATCCCAGGATGTGAATGGCGAGTCGATCCACCCGACTTTCACTTCCATCGAAACTGACTAAGAAAGGAGGACCACTCGTGGCATTCACCTATGGGTTTTACAATGCTTTGGACCATGACCGGAAATACAACGCGGAGCAGATCTCAAGGATTTTTGACACGTTGCTGAACGACGGCGTCTTCAGCCATGTGGAGGGCATTTACGGAACGGTGGCCGGCGAGGGCTTGCAGGTTATTGTGAAGCCGGGTTTGGCTTGGTTTGACCACACTTGGAACCAGAACGACGCTTCCATGCCGTTGAGCCTCTCTCCGGCGGACGTGACTCTGACCCGATATGACGCCGTGGTGCTGGAGGTCAACAGCGCCGACCGTACCAACGCCATCAAGATTGTTACGGGGACGGCGGCCGTAAGTCCAGCCAAGCCCGCATTGGCCAACACAGAGACACTGCACCAGCATCCCTTGGCCTATGTAAAGGTGGCGGGCGGGGCAACCGCCGTCCACGCCACTGACATCGAAATTACGGTTGGCACCAGCGCCTGCCCCTTTGTCACCGGCATTCTATCCACAGCCAGCATTGAGGTGCTGTTTCAAGGCTGGCAAGAGGACTTCGAGGCGTGGTTTGACGACCTGCAAACACAGATGGAGGGCGATGTTGCGACCAATCTTCAGAACCAGATCAACGAACTGAAGGAGGGCGCGCACAAGACCTACACCGGGGCTAACGCACCGACCAGCGGTCTTGGCGAGGACGGTGACACCTATGTCAAGACAAGATGACAGCGACTTTATTCTTTTGAATAAGGCGAAGGATCTGTATGTCTACACCTCGGAGGCCGTGGGAAACGACAAAATCATCCCGCGGCGAAGATTCCGCACCATTGGACAACGATTGGAAAGCCTTGCGCTGGATATTTATTCCAAAACCCAGCTGGCCAATGAAAAGAACCGGGAACGGGATTTTGTCGTTCGGCAGGGCTTGCAGGACGAGGTTATCGCCCTTTGTTTGACCTTTGAAGGGCTGGTGAACGTCCTGAAGGCCTCTGCCGCCTACCCCGGCGTCAATGCCCACAAGGCGGAGGTCTGGACTCGGAAGAGCATGGATGTCCGCTATATATGCGCCGCATGGCGCGACCATGAGCGGGAACGCCGCTCTACACAACCCTGATATTCCCCATGGGGCCGACCTGCATCGTGCAGTGAACTGGTGGCTGCGCTCCTCGAACTCCAGCAACAACAACAACGCGTATAACGTGAACACTGATGGGAGCGTCAACAACAACAACGCGTATAATGCGAACAACTGCGCTCGTCCCGCTCTGGCTTGCAAGTATGCCGAGATCCAGTAACCCTTGTTCAAGGGTGAACGCAAAAGGTTAAGCCAAAGGAGGTCGGACCCCGGCCCGCAAGGGCAAAAAACCATGAAAAAGCCGACGCGCCTCGGCCTGGAAAGGAAGCTGCGCTATCAGCGGCTATTGCTTGATATGACATTTGAGGAATTTGGAAGCGTTCCGGTTATGGACGGAGCCTACCGCAAAACCCGGAGAGGCAAACGCGGAAAGAAGCCGGAGGCCATCTTCGAGCTGCACGAAACGGAAAACCTGATCAAACTTGGCGACTGGATACTCAGCGGCAGTTATACGCCGGCGGAACTGGACGCATTCATGATCTTTGAACCAAAACCCAGGGAAATCAATGCGCCATCCTTCCGGGATAAAATTGTGCAGAGAAACCTTACCGACAACATCGTCTACCCGGCGCTGGCGCCCTCCATCCCGTTCAACGCCTTCGCGGCGCAGACGGGAAAGGGTCAGCACTACGGCCTGGACATGCTGGAGCGGCAGATGCGAACTTATTTTCTGCGAAAAAAGGCAGAGGACGAGAAGCGGCGCAAAGAACAGGGGCTGCCCTACCGCCCCATGGAGGAATGGGACTACTCGGACGGCTGGGTCATCAAGGGTGATGTGCGGAAGTGCTTTCCATCCACCGACCACGACAAGCTGAAAGCGGCAGTCTATCCAAGACTCTCAGACGAGCGGTTTCGCCGCCTGCTGGGGCTTTACATCGACCAAGTGAAAGGACTTGCCCTGGGGCATCAGACCAGTCATATCTGTGCGGTTTACTATCTGTCCAAATTTCTTCACTATATCAATCAAGATCTCGGCTGTTCCCTGTCCGGCATGTTCATGGATGACTGGTACGCCATCGTGGACACCAAGGAGAGGGCCAAGGAAGTCCTGGCAAAGGCCACAGAGAAATTTGCAGAATTGGGATATGAGTTGAATGAGAAGACGGAGATTTATCCGCTTCGGCATGGCATCGACTTCTGCGGTTTCCGGGTCTATCTCACCAGAACTGGAAAAGTGATCCGAAAGTTAAGAACTTCATCGAAGAAAAAGATGAAACGAAGAATTGGCAGATGGGAGAAGGATTATGCGGCTGGACTCATTACTCGGGAAGAAATCGAGCAGAGTTTTCAGTCGGCCTGCGCCCATTACAAACACGGCAATACTAAGGAACTGATCCGGGAGCTCCGCCGGCGGGTCAACGCCATTTACGAAGCGCATGGAGACGTTCCGCTAAACAATGAAAGGAGAAGAACAAGTGAGCAAGAAAATCAGCACACTAGCGGCCGGAAACCTGGTGAAGCTCAACGAAAACGGCGCTGCAAAAAAGTTCATCTTCCTCCAGCATAACCATTATGGAAAAGGTGAGGTGACCCTACTGCGTAAGGACTCGGCAGGCTTCCGGGCCTTCGCTCCGGGTTCCAGCTCCTACAATGTCTATAACGGGTGCAGTTTGGATGATTTCTGCAATGTGGAATTTGTCGGCCGGCTGGACCCGGTAATCCAAGCGTGCCTTATCCCCGTGCCCATCCCCACTATCCGGGGCCATGTGTACGGCGAGTGGGACTCTACTGTACAGACCCTTTACCGCCGGGGCTTTTCCCTGTCCTGTACCGAGGTGGGACTGTCGGGCGCGGGTACGGAGGGCAAGAAGTTCTCCTACTTCAGCTCCAACGCCAACCGCATCACCTATCATGACGAGACCACCAAGGCAGTGCTCTGGTGGCTGCGCTCCTCGAGCTCCGGCGGCAACGACCGCGCGTATTACGTGAGCACTGATGGGAGCGTCTACCGCGACTACGCGTATCGTGCGAACTGCTGCGCTCGTCCCGCTTTGGCTCTTTCCTCTGAAATCTTGGTTTCTGACAGCCCCGATTCCTCCGGGTGCTACACCATTGAGGACGCGGTCATTGCCGGCGAGCAGTATCAGAAGGTCAACGGCGTGTGGCGCCGGATGTGCTGAGAGGAGGAAATCAAAATGGAGAGAACCGTCATTAAAATTGAGCCGGAATGGAACGGGGCGCACGCCTATCTGGAAGGCGCGGACTATGACCTGCCGGGATGGGCGGAGGTGCCCGCCCAGTTTCAGAGCGTGTGGGCGGCCTATCGGCCGTTCGTAGACCTGACGGTGGACGACACGGGCGCGATCACCGACATGGTGCAGGGGACGGAAACCGGCCCTGACCTGGTCCCTGTGGCGGCGAACAAGCTGGAGGAGCTATCCCAGGCCTGCAACGCCGCCATTGTGGCGGGATGCGATGTGACGCTGCCGAGCGGTTCCACCGGGCATATCGCCCTGACCAATGAGGATCAGATCAACCTCACCAATGCTGTCGGCACCGTGGAAGCGGGGGCGGCCCAGTACCCCTACCACCTGGACGGGGAGCTGTGCGCCATGTACCCGGCGGCGGATATTCTGGCGATGGGCACGGCGGCCACGGCGCACAAGCTGTACCACACCACCTACTACAACCATCTGGCGGCATGGGTGAAGCGGTGCGAGACGGCGGCGGAAGTGCAGGCCATCGTCTATGGCTCTGAACTGCCCGCAGACCTGGCGGAGAACATGAGCGCCATTCTGGCGGCGGTGTCCCATGTCTAAGCGGGCGCGCAAAGCGATATTGAGTATGCTCCTCTGGTTTTGGGCCGGGGGAGTGTACTTTTTTATCGAGGTCTTATGGAAGACGCTGCGGGGACGGCCCGACGCCATCAGCTGGACGATGTTCCTGCTGGCCATCATTCTGGCCATTCCGCTGGAGCGGTGCGGGGCGGAAATGAAGTGGGAAACCCCGCTGTGGGTACAGGGGCTTGTCTGCGGAACGGCCATCACGGCGGCGGGGGCGGGCGCCGGGCTGGGGCTGTGCGGC